CAGTACGTGTCCTCTATATCTCTTCTACTGCAAACTTGGCTGAGAAGCAACTCAAGTTCATCAAAGACATCCTCACTTCCAAGATCTACCAAAGGTACTGGCCAGAGATGGTCAACCCCGAGGAAGGTAAACGGGAGAAGTGGACTAACTCTGAAATCTCTGTAGACCACCCTCTCCGCAAAGCAGAAGCCATTCGTGACCCCACCATCTTCATTGGTGGTTTGACTACTGGTCTTACTGGTATGCACTGTGATATCGCTGTACTCGATGACGTCGTTGTCAAGGAGAACGCCTACACAGAAGAGGGTCGTGAGAAGGTCCGTCAACAGTATTCACTCCTTGCATCTATCGAGTCTGCTGATTCATTTGAATGGGTCGTAGGTACTCGTTACCACCCCCAAGATCTCTACAACGACATGCTCGAAATGAACATGGAAGAGTATGATCCCCACGGGGAAATGGTCGCAGAGTCTGCTGTTTACGAAGTCTTCGAACGTCAGGTAGAAGACGTAGGAGACGGATCGGGCGAGTACATCTGGCCCCGTCAACAAAGAACTGATGGCAAATGGTTTGGCTTTGACCAACGTATCCTAGCCCAAAAGAAAGCTAAGTATCTTGACAGAACACAGTTCAGAGCACAGTATTACAACGACCCCAATGACGCTGAGAGTGCTCCAATCAGCCGAGATCTCTTTCAGTACTATAACCGGGGACTCATATCACATTCTAACGGAAGCGTCTCCTATAACACCAGACGCCTCAACGTCTTCGCCGCAGTTGACTTTGCGGCCTCGGTTCGGGGTAAGGCCGACTTCTCCTCAATTGTAGTTGTAGGTGTCGATGCCTATAACAACGTCTACATCCTAGACATCGAACGATTCAAGACTGACAAAATCAAAGAGTACTTCGACAAGATTCTATCCCTGCATCAACGGTGGGGCTTTAGAAAGATCAGGGCTGAAGTCACAGGCTTCCAGTCTGTCATTGTTAAAGAGATCAAAGATAATTACATTCGACAGTGGGGTCTAGCTCTTACTGTTGAGGAACATCGTCCTAACCGACACATGGGTACCAAAGAAGAACGTATGTTCGCTTCCTTGAACCCCAAATATGAGAATCATCAGATGTGGCACTACAAAGGTGGCAACTGTGAGATCCTCGAAGAAGAACTCGTTCTACAGAATCCAGCACATGATGACGTCAAAGACTGTTTGGCAAGTGTCCTCGGTATTATTGTAGCCCCAACATCAAGCCTCATGCAAGCAAGACCCAAGGCATGGGAAGGCAAGACGAACAGTAGGTTCGGTGGAGTAAATTAAATGGCATTCAAAGATTCATTTGCTGCAGCTCGTAAAGCTGGCAAGAAGACATTCTCATTTGAGGGCAAGTCATACAATACCAAGCTTGCGCCTTCGACTCCCAAGAAGGGCCCGGTACCGGCAACAAAACCATCTCAGGAGTCCCCAAAGTCAGGTGCTAGTAGATCTACCTCTGGTAAGGCATCAGCCACTAGCGGGGCTTCTAGGAGCACTGCAGACAAAGTGGTTAAACCAAAACAGGATTACCCACGTCCCTCTAGACAAACAGGTATCGCTAAGCCGGGTTCCGCCATTTCCAAGTCTGTAGCTAAAGAAGAAAACAAACCAGTACCTAAGGATAAGCCTAAGGCTACTATCGTAGGCAAGTACGACCGAAAGAAGTAACACATGGTAGGTAAAACGCTCCTCCTAGAGGATGTCATCGACAAGGATACTCTTGGTTGCGGTATTGCCAATATGTGGACTACTTGGAACCAAGGTCGTCAAGTCAAGATGTCGGAATGGCAAGAGCTACGAAGGTATCTCTACGCTACAGACACAAAACACACATCCAACTCCAAGCTCCCTTGGACTAACTCTACTACCCTCCCCAAGCTCACACAGATCAGAGATAATCTCTACGCTAACTACATTGCAACTATGTTTCCTAAGAGACGCTGGTTGAACTGGGAAGGTGAACAAGCTGTTGATGAAGCTGAGGGCAAGGTAGAATCAATCAAAGACTACATGATGTGGGCAGCTAACCAACGTCAGTTCAAGGAAGAGATCAAGAAACTAGTCCTTGACTACATTGACTTTGGTAACTGCTTTAGCACAGTAGAGTGGGTTGATGAATCTCAGGAGTCTGAAAAGACTGGTATCAAGGTGGGCTACATTGGTCCTCGGATCGTTCGTATCCCTCCCCAAGATATCTGCATGAATCCTACAGCAGCATCCTTCAGTAACGCCCCCAAGATCTATAAGACTCTTATGACCATCGGGGAAGCTAAAGATGTTCTGGAACGTATGTCCACCACTGAAACAGACCGTGAGCTAGCCTCCAAGGTCTTCGAATATTTTCTTGATGTTCGCTCTAGTGCCTCAACCTATGGCGAGACTGAAATTCAGGTAACTGATGTCTCCTACCAAGTGGATGGGTTTACTTCTTTCAAACATTATCTGCAATCTGACTATGTAGAACTACTTACATTTGTTGGAGACATATATGACAGAGAGAATAATACATTCCTTAAGAACCATCTTGTCGTCGTTATTGATCGACATAAGGTTGCGATTAAGAAACCATATCCTTACCCACTCGCTGAAGTACCGTTGTACCACGCAGGATGGCGTATCCGTCAGGATAATCTCTGGGCTATGGGTCCTCTTGATAATCTTGTGGGTCTGCAGTATCGTCTTGATCACATTGAAAACATGAAGTCAGACATTCTTGATCTCGTTACTTACCCTGTCCTTAAGATCAAGGGCACTGGTGCAGTAGGGGATTTTGAATGGGGTCCTATGGAACGTATCTATACGGACGCTGATGGTGATGTCGAGATGATGGCACCTGATGTCAATGCACTCAATATGAACATTGAGATTGCACAGATCGAACAGCGTATGGAAGAGATGGCTGGTTCACCTAAGGAAGCTATGGGTTTCCGTACTCCGGGTGAAAAGACTGCCTATGAAGTCCAACGACTTGAGAATGCAGCAGCTCGTATCTTCCAGAATAAAATCTCTCAGTTCGAGGAACTCATTATTGAGCCTCTGTTGAATGCGATGCTAGTCCTTGCTAAAGAGAATCTTACTGAAACAACTATCCGTGCAATTGACCAAGAGTACGGCTCAGTTAACTTTCAGAATATCTCCCGTAGTGATCTGTCTGCCAACGGTCGTATCAAGCCAATTGCAGCTCGTCACTTTGCAGAGCAAGCAGAACTCATACAGAACCTCACCAGTTGGTCTCAGAGCCCTCTGGGGCAAGACCCTACCATCAAGCAGCACTTCTCTTCTGTAGCCCTCGCTAAGGTCATTGAAGAGGTACTCAATCTTCAGGACTATGATGTCATGATCCCATACGTGGGTATCTCTGAAGCATCAGAATCTCAGAAGCTAATGCAAGCTGCACAGGAGTCCCAGATGACAGAAGCTGTAGCACCTACTGGTCTTACGCCTGATGACTACTCTGATCCCTCTGCTGACCCAAGTGCATTCGCTGAAGTACCCGGAGGTCCTCAGTGAAGACAGAATGGCTAAGGGATAAGAAAGCATCTGATCAGGATGCAATTGAGTATGCACTCAAGAACAACCCCACTCTCCTGCAAGCCTTTAGTGATATCCTAGACCGTTATATCGCAGAAGAACAGAGAGCAACAGAATCACTCGTTCAGTACGAAAGTCCATCTTGGGCTTATCTACAGGCTGACCGAAACGGTGCCCTTCGAATCCTTAAGAGGATCAAGGGTTTATTTAACTAACATTGGAGACCACCCAATTGGATATTTTTGACGCAATTCCCGAAGATGACACCGTGACCATCGATGAATCCAAGGATTACGTTGCCGAGCTCGTCGGTGAAGGTAAGAAGTTCAAAGACACATCAGCACTTGCCAAGGGTAAGTATCAGGCTGACATGACTATTGAAGTTCTGAAAAAGAAACTCGATGATCTCAACAAAGAGCTGAACACTCGAACCACTCTTGAGTCCTTTCTAGACAAAATGAAGGACGGCAAGGAGCCGCCAGTCGTAACGCAGGTCCCACCAGACTTGAAGCCAGACCAGCTAGATGATGAAGCACTAGAAGCCCGGTTGAATGCAATCCTCGCTCAGCGTGAAGCTAAGCAGAAGCAGGAGACCAATGCAGATCGTGTAAAGCGAGTTCTCACTGAACAGCTCGGCGATCAAGTACAACTCACCCTCAATCATCGTTCCAAGGAACTCGGCGTATCGCTCGACGAATTGAAACGTATCGCCTCTAGCTCTCCTACAGCCTTCTTCAAGTTGGTTGGTGTAGAAGAGACTCAAGGCACTCCTCAGTACCCTTCACAGGCTCGTACAAGCGTTAACAGTCTTAGCACACCCACTAACACTGGTGTTAAGAACAAAGCTTACTACGACAAGATGAAGCAGACTAATCCAAAAGCTTACTTTGAGCCCAAGATTACTTCTGAGATGATGCGTTCAATGGTAGAGTGCAATGCCCGTGGGATTCCTTGGGAGTAAAATCAAATAGTAAGGTAATTTAAAATGTCTGGTATTATGACTACGACTGTAGACTTTCTGGTTCGTTCCCAGATCTGGTCTACCCGCCTCAAGGAAATCTTTGAGGAAGAACTATTCTTCATGAAGTATGTTGACATGCTGACGGACTTCCCGGATGGCAACCTGATCAACATCCCGTCTATCGGTCAGATGGACACCTATGACTACGAAGAAGGTCAGGCAATCAAGTACACTGCAATCGACACTGGTAACTTCCAGTTCCGTATTACGGATTATGTCGCTTCGGGTACTTACATCACCGACAAGTTCAAGCAGGACTCTTTCTACACTGCTCAGCTTGAAGCTAAGATTCCAGTCAAGATGTCTCGTGCAATTGCAGAGCGCATGGAAATCGATGCCTTCGCTATCGGTAATGCTGGCCAGACTGCTGGCTCCCTGAATACGATCAACGGTGGCAACCATCGTTTCGTAGGCTCGGGTACAGGCGGTCGTATCGCTCCGCAGGACTTCGCTGCTGCCAAGTATGCCCTCCGTAAGGCTTCGGTCCCCATGACTAACCTCGTGGCAATCATCGATCCTTCGGCAGAGTATACTCTCGAAACTCTCACCAACCTTGTGAACGTATCCAATAACCCACAGTGGGAAGGTATCGTACGAGATGGTATTTCGACTGGTATGAAGTTCCGTATGAACGTCTTCGGTTTTGACGTCTACGTATCGAACTGGCTCCCTAAGGGTGTCAACGAAACCATCAACGGTGTCTCGACTAGCACTGGTGTTGCCAACTACTTCTTCTCGACTGCAGGGGATGCAAATCCTTTCGTAGGTGCTGTCCGTCAGCCTCCAAAGGTTGAAGGTGAACGCAACAAGGACTACCAACGTGATGAACACGTTGTAACGGCACGTTGGGGCTACGGCTTCTACCGTCCTGAGTCGCTTGTCACTATCCTCACCAACGAAGCTGTCGTTTCGTAATCTGACTGGAGCCCCCTCGGGGGCACCCTCTTGAAAGGAATTTAACATGCCTTGGACTAATGCTGATGGTCTATACCACACCTTTGCCGGTGAACGTCGCTCCTTCGATGGTGGCGAATACCCCGGGGCTGGCTCTGACCGTACTATTGAAGTAGAGATTGACCTTGCTGGTGTCTCTACCTCTGCTGCTGCCCCTACCGTACTCGGTAAACCGTACGTCATCCTCCCACGTAACTCTCGTATCGACTCTATCGATGTCGTAGCTGAAACTGCCGCTGTTGGTGGTACTTCGATCAACTTCGGTACCATGCGATTTAACTCGACAGAGTATGACTATGACGGTCTGGTGGCTGCTCTCCCTCTGGCCAATATCAATGTCTCTGGTGAGAAGAATACTCTTACTGCAGGTGTGACTTTCGCCGGTGCTCAGGTGGGTACGACTACTATCTATCCTTCCAACCTTGTCGTCTACAATACAGGTACATTTACTGCAGGTCGAATTATCCTGCGAGTGAAGATTTATGTACCTTCGAAAGATGCAAATCCGGGTCAGGTGTAATCAATGGCTAAACCTCGTCACCAACAGCTAGACTATAAAGGTCTAGAAATTGTAGCGGACGAGTTCACAGGAAAGGCTACCCTTGCTGCTTTGGCAGGGGTAGTTAACCTAACGGACTCTAGTGCCGGTACTGCAACTAACACTATCGTAGCTATCCCCGCTGCTGTAGCTTCCGCAGGTGCAGATACAACTGCCTCTACTGTCGTCTCAGTGAATGCATCTCTAGCTGCCATCCGAAACGAAGTTGCATCCTTGACTGCTAAGGTCAATGCAATTCTCACTGCACTTAAATAACGAATAGGACCCCCAATGGCCAAACTATCTCTTGGTAATGTAGCGAATCTATTGGGGAGTCCCACCGCTGCTGCCACAGTCATTAACCAGAACTCTGATCTAGTTGAAGCAGCTTTCGAGAATACCCTGAGTCGAGACGGTACATCTCCTAACCAGATGCTTGCTGACCTCGATATGAATCACAATGATATCCTGAATGCTCGTATTATTCAAGTAGAAGACCTGATTATTGATGGAACCAATCAAGAAGGCTTGCTTGAAAGAGCTGAGGCTGCCGTAGTTGCTGCTGAGATTGCTGCTGCGAATGCACAAGAGTCTGAAGAAGAAGCAGAGTACGCAGCCAATATCGCTAAAAAGAATTTTAAAGTTTCTGGACCCTACATCGGAACTGGGGTTGAGTCTAACTACGGCCCACTCTCGGGAGACCCCGGTAACAAGACTAACACCTTACTATTTGTCGATGGTGTCTACCAAATGAAATCATATGACACGTATGATCTGGTGTATGTAAGTGGGCTACCTTATATTAGAACATTGCAACCAGTTGGACAGCCATTCGAAGTTATGTATGGTAGTGCGCTTGAAGCAGGCATCCCTATAGCAGGTTCTGTGACACCAGCATCTTTTGCTAGTTTCCCCACTGCTACGATATTGGGCAGAGTTGCTGCTGGAACGGGGTTACCTACGTATCTGACAATGGCAGAACTTAGAGATAATCTATTGCCTATGGGCAGTGTTATTAGTTCAGCCTACCATGAAGTCAGCGCCGGTAGTACTATTACCACAGTTATCCCATTAGACGGCACAGTCCCTCAGATTACCGAAGGTAGCCAGATCAACACCCTGTCTATTACACCGAAGGATACAAGAAACTTACTTAAGGTTACTTGGTCTGGTGATTGGGCAGCCAGTGGTTTGAGCACTATAACTTTTGCTGCTTTTAGTAGCACATCCACTGATGCAATCAAAGCGACATGTCAGGTCGAGCCTACAGCTAACTATTTCCAAACTACATCATTTACCGGATTACTAAGCCCTAACACCGTCTCTCCTGTTACAATTTCTGTAAGGGGTGGGGTACAAAGTGGCGGAACTTCATTGTATTTAGGCGATACTGCAGGTGGCGGTGGGTATGGTGGACACAAGTGCACACTATACGTTGAAGAAATTAAAGGATATTAACATGATACCTACACTAGTATCCTATGCCCAGTCTGAGGGATTCCCTATTCCGGGTAGTGGCACTATTGACCCCGCACTAAATCAAATCTATGGGACACTCACTGCAGCAGCAGCGGCCTCTCCTGATACAAGTGTTACATGGCTTATTACACAAGGCCGTAATACACCTGGAGATGGTGGTCACGCCTTTTGGGTTTATGTTGTAACACCTATTACAACTGCAGTCATTACTTGCGCAAATGGGCGTAAGTACCAGCTAGCCGTCGATATCGCGAATGTTAAAATCTTCGGTGCTATGGGCGATCAAGGTCCAGATAGTAGCCCCGGTTTTCAGCAAGCAATCGATTACGGGGAACTATTTAAGAAGCCTGTGTATGCACCGGGAGGTATTTACCACTTCTATAACCATATTACTGTGGGGTACTCAGAATTTGAGTTCTACGGCGATGGGCCTTTGACTAAGCTGCGTTGTGTAAATATGACGACACAACTATTTAAGTTTGAAGTGGGTGGTCGCACATTGAATTATATGCGTATTCATGACTTCTCGCCTGAATGCTATATTGACACTCCTAGTCTGCCTAACACTTGTGCAGCTTTCCGTGTTGTTAGTACAGTGCCGGGTGTACATGATGGTATGGGTCAGTGTGAGTTCTATAACATTAGACCTAAAGGTTTCCCTGTTGCTTTCCAGTCTGATGCTCAGTGGCATGGCACTGACTTTGGTAAAGAAGGGCCTTGCTCTTGGAATAAGTTCTATAACTGGGACATTCAGCACTTCAGTAAACAGCCGCTATACGGGTTTATCTTCAACACAGGATCTGGTACAGGAAACAGCTTTAAGAGCATTGGTGGCGTCATAGACCAATCTGTTTGGCTGTACTCAGGTGGTGCCCCCGGTAGCAACTACGTTGTAGGTGACATCAGTATTGAGGATATGGATCAGTGGGGGTCCTACAATACGACCACAAGTGCGCTCCTCACTATCGGTGACAACACCGTCTATCGTAGTCGCATTACTCTTACAGGTGGGCAAGCAGACGCAGGTCTGTCGAGATTGATCGTATTTTCTAATGTGGGCTCTGTAGGGTACAATGAGGTTAAGATTGACGTAGTACGAGGTGGGGGCTGTGTTGTAGGACCCCATCCAGTTCTTCTTAATTCTCGTATTGAGGGTAGTGCGAAGGGTACTATTCCCGCTGCCTAATTAAAGGAAAACAAATGAGACAAACACTTCCTGTAGCCCTCGAACTCATGTTTGGTCATGAAGGGGGTTACTCCAATGTTAAGACAGACTCTGGTGGTCCTACCAAATACGGAATCACCCATAAGGTACTAGCTGCTCACAGGGGTAAAAAGTCTGTCACTGCTGCTGAAGTCAAGTCACTCACGCTTGCTGAGGCTACTGCAATCTACGTTAAATCCTATTGGACTCAGTCGGGGGGTGATGTACTCCCTGTCGGTCTTGATTATGCAGTATTCGACTATGGTGTTAACTCCGGTCCATCACAGGCTATCAAATCACTACAGCGAGTTGTAGGTTCTGAGATTGATGGTCATATTGGTGAGATCACCCTCCAGAAGGTCCGAGAGTATTCTGGTGGGATTAAGAAGTTAATCACTGATTATTGTGATGAGCGTGTGCGATTTCTCAAGACCCTTGGCGGTTCTCAGGGTTTCTCTGCTAATGGTCGTGGATGGACTATCCGTGTCACTGGCAAGGACCCTAAGGGGGTCTACAGTGCTCAGTTGGGTGTAGTGGGTAATGCACTACGCATGGTCATGAATACTCCTGTACAGGCTTCTGTGACTCCCCCAGAGGCTACTGGTGATGCTAAGGCTCCCCGTGAGAACATCAGTATTACTAGTATCTTAGCTAAGCCTGAGGCCATTGGCCTTGCAGGTACAGCAGTTGCCAGTGTTACAGCAGCAGCCTCTGGTTCTGTCGCCATTCAGTATGCCTTGGCTGCAGTAATTGTACTTGGTGCAGTAGCTGCCCTCATTTACTTTGTAAAAAGGATTAGACAAGGATGATCTTTCTAACTGCACTCTGGAGTAAATTCTATGGATATATTGTTGCAGTTGGGGCTTCACTGGCGTTGGTTGCTGGTATCTACCTTAAGGGTAAATCAGACCAACGTGCTAGTGCATCCGCTGCCGAAAATAAAGTAAGACTAGAAAACATCAAGAAAGCAAAGGAGATCGGCAATGACGTGTCTAAGATGGATGATGCTACTCTCGATGCTGAGCTTAATAAATGGATGCGCGACTAGTTCTGGTAACTATTGTGATCTTTCCTTTGAAATCAACCCATCAAGATCTGACGTATTGACGACTGGCACTAAGCAGCAAATACTAAGACATGACAAAACATACGTGAGTACTTGTAAATGACCAATCTTATTTCAACAGGGTTCCAAGAGTGGATTAAATCTTTTGGTATTAATGCCAATACTCTTCTATTGGTTCTAGCTATTGGTGGTGCAGGATTCGCCTATGCCAATCAGCTTAACTCTGGAGAGGTTGCCCTGTCGAAAGAGAGTGTACGAATTGATCGTCTCAGTGATCGAGTAGACGCAAATAATGCATCGTCTTTGAAACGTTGGGATGAGCATAATAGCTACCATAATGAAGCTAAAGCAATTAACTCAGCAGAAAATGGCAGAACGAACGAACGTCTCAATACACTAGAGAATGCTCAACGTAAGCTTGACGAATTGAGTTATAAACAGGCAGCTACTGATACTAATGTAGCTAACCTTGGGACAGCGCTCAAAGAAGTTCAGAACACTGTAAACAATCAATCTACTGTTCTCTCTGTGCAAACGGAGATCCTTAAAAGGATTGAACAGTCACTCAAGGAGCAACGGCTATCCGGTACACCCTTAAGGAACTAGTAGACCGCATACTTGAAGCTTTGGATGGTGATGAAGTCAATTCATTTGCAGATACAGCAGAGAGCTTGGCAGTAGCCAATATCATCAAAGAATGCTACTACGAGATCATCAGTGAATTGCAGCCTAAAGAATCTGAGGGACTGTTTCATCTAGATGCTTCTACTGACAATACTAAGCCATGTGTCATGTATCTTCCTGCAACTGTATCCAATATCAAGCACCTTAAGTACAATGTAGGTGACACTGTTACAGATACAAACTTCCGTGACCTAGATTACATGCCTGTGACTCAGTTCTTCGACTACATGAATGGACTCGATAGCTACGGTGAGAACTGGGTTGATACTCAGGTAGTCACAATGGCAGGGGGTGATTTCAATGTCAAATACCGCAACGACAGTCATCCTAGTTATTGGACTAGTCCTGATGACCATACTATTATTTTTGATTCCTTTGATTCTTCTGTAGAGACAACTCTTACATCAGCAAGAACTTATGGTATTGGTGCTCTGGTACCTACCTTCATCATGAGCGATACCTATGTACCTCAGATCGATGCTCGTCAGTTCCAGTTGCTTTTGAATGCAGCTAAGGCTCAGGCATTCGTAGAGATCAAACAGACTGCCAATGAGAAGGCGGAACGTAAAGAACGTAAACACCGTATCCTTGGGTACAAGACAAAAGATAACACAGACAATCGCACTCCATTGGAGAAACGCTATCGTAAAGGATATGGCCGTTGAATATTGAACAGTACGTAGAAAGCTCTGAGGGTCTCCGAGTAGTAGACCTAGGTAATTCCAAGTTCAAGATCGTTATGGAACGAGAAGGTTCTGGGCTCTGGCATATCGAGACAGACTCTGGTGTTGTTCCTGTCGCTCTTCGAGGTAGATACACTGGACACCGACAGGCATTCATTGCAATCAAGAATTATGTGGATCAGGCACCCAATCGTCAGATCAATTACAAGAAGACACGAGTCACAGAGGAATAACTAATGCCTAGAGCAGCAAGTGTCACTGTAGAGAACAACTTCAGCAAGGGCTTAATAACCGAGATAAGTGGAGTCAACTCACCTGAGAACAGTGTCACTAGCTCCTCTAATGTTACATATGATCGTAAAGGTAAGGCCAAGGCTAGGCAAGGATTTCGTTACGAGGATGGTGCAACTCAGGTCACGTACCCTCATACAGGAGTTCGTAATGAGTTCCTTTGGGAGACAGTTTCGGATAATGCATCCAAGACCTTTGTTGTAGTCCAGTTCGGTAGTAACGTTAAATTCTTTGAACTTGTAGACGGACAATCGTTGTCTAGTGGGTTCACTGCTCTGACTGTCAACCTCTTGTCAAATAAGATTAGCACCTTTCCAGACAGTGCAGTTTCCGGTACTAATTGCACATTTTCTGCAGGCAAGGGCTATCTCTTTATTGCTCATCCTGCTTGTAACCCAGTTTATATCAAGTACACTGTCAGCACTAACAGCATTACAGTTAATCCCATTGCAGTACAGATCAGGGACTTTGAGACCTTGGATGACGGTCTAGCAGTTGATGCTCGTCCAGCCACGCTCACTGCCACTCATAACTACAACCTCTTCAACCAAGGTTGGTACCCAACAGTCTTCACACCAACGACACCTACAAATGCTATGGTGTACTGGTTTAATGAACTAGGCTTCTATCCTAGCGATGTAGACTTCTGGTGGTTCTACACGCTTACTGATACAGAAGGTGATACTGTTGGTGCAGATAAGTTTGATCCTGATGCCACATACCTTTCAAGGAATGGTTATCTAGGTAATACCCCTGCTGCTCGTGGTCACTACATTCTCAATCCCTTCCAAACCACTCGTAGTGCCCTCTCAGGGGTCGCTGGAGTGCCGGAGACAAGTTCACTGGGGTACAGGCCCTCTGTGGTCTCATTCTTCGCTGGTAGGGCATTCTACGCCGGTGTGGGCACTACTGGTTACTCTAGTACAATCTACTTTACACAGATCATTGAAGATGACACTCAGTTAGGTAAGTGCTACCAAGCTAATGACCCAACAGCTAAAGATAGTTTTGACCTGTTGCCATCGGATGGTGGTACAATCAAGATTCAGGACATCAATACTGTTTTGGATATGAGGGTTATCGGTCAAGCTCTTTACGTGTTTGCTAGTAATGGTGTGTGGTCAATTACTGGGTCTGATAATGCATCTTTTCGTGCAACTGATTACACAGTCTCCAAGATCTCTAGCTTCCCTGCTTTGAGTCGCTCTAGTATCGTTGATATTGGTGGGTTGCCTGTTTGGTGGAACTACGAAGGCATCTTTGCACTTAAGAAGTCCGAAGTTGGTCTTACCTCTGAGGTTACTAATCTCACAGAGTCCACGATTCAGTCCTTCTACGATGTCATCCCTCAGTCCGCTAAATTGACTGCTAAAGGTGCTTTCAATGATCAGACAGGTCTAGTCTACTGGATCTACAATATCATGCCGGAAGAGGGACCATTCAAGTACACAAACATCCTCGCGTTTGATGCTTACAGCGGAACGTTCTATCCAATGACTATCCCAGAGAGTTCTATTGAGGTTTCTGGTCTTGTGGCTGTCAGGAATGAAGGACTTAAAGTCTTTAAGTTTCTTACTGTCAATCTCAACATTGTAACTTTTTCTGAAATCATTGATGATACTTATTTCGATTGGGGTACAATACCTTACGAGACTTTCTTTATCACTGGTTATCGTATCAGAGGGGATATCATTAAAGACTTCCAGACTAACTATTTGTCAGTAGTATCTGAAGAGATAGATAGTGGTTCTTGTTATGTGCAAGGTCTTTGGGATTATACTTATGATGAACAAAGTGCTAGATTCTCTAATCCTCAGCAAGTCTACAGGTATGGAACTTATAGAAACTACCAAAGGTCTCGACTAAAGATGCGTGGCACAGGCTATAGTCTTCAGTTCAAGTTCTTTGGTGAAGCAGGTAAACCATTCACTATTGTTGGTTGGTCTGGCTTTGAAACAACTAATGGACTCCCATGACCCTGAGACTTGCTACTGAACAAGACTGGCCAGAAGTTCTTCGTATGGCTCGTAGCTTCTATGAGGCTTCCCCATACAATGTGCTTGACTTCAGTGAGGTCAGTTGCAGAAGTCTGTTTGATAAGTATCTCTCGGGTAACAAATCAGATTTGATTATCATCTTGTCTGATGCACCGGGGATGATCATAGGGCACTCTAGTGCGACCCCCTTCTCGACGAAACGAGTGGCTTCCGAGTTAGCTTGGTGGATAGACGAAGGATCGCGTGGCACTAGAGATGCCCTACTTCTTTTCAAAGCCTACGAAGATTGGTCAGTAAGGATTGGTGCAACTATATGTCAGATGGCGATGCTAGATGAATCTACAAATTTAGAGAAATTCTACCTCAAGAACGGCTACCGTCCGGCTGAGAGAAGCTTTATAAAGGAACTTTAATGGCTATGAGCAATAGCGAATATAACGGAGGGTACCGAAGTGGCCATATTTAGCGCTATCGCTGCTGCTCTCGCAGGTACTGCAGCCACGGGTACAGCCGCCGCTGGTGCTGGTGCAGTTGCAACTGGTGCTGCTACAGGTGTTTCAGGGATTGCTGGTGCAGTAGGTACTGCGGCTACCATCGCTGGGGGGGTTATGCAATACTCTGGACAGAAGGAAGCTGCTGCTGGTGCTCAACGAGCTGAGAAACTACGAGAAGCTCAGTCAGAGATGGAAGGTAACAGACAGAGACGACAGATTGTACGTCAGGCTGTACTAGCCCGTAGTGAAGCTTTGACGAATGCTACTGGTCAAGGTGCATCTGAGGGATCAGGTCTTGCAGGTGGGTATGGTCAGATCCAAGGTCAGTCTGGTGGTGCATTGGCAGGCTCTGCTCAGAACCAACAGCTTGGTCAACAGATGTTTGCTGCTAATCGACAGATTGCTGCTGGTCAGACAACTGCTTCTACTGGTGGGGGCGTATCGTCTCTTGGTGGTGCTCTTGTCAAGAATCAAGAAGCTATTGGCCGTCTCGGTGCATATGCAATTGGTTAATCAACTCTAAGGAAATAAAATGGTAGGCCTAATCCTAGAACCAACAGAAGAAGCTCCAGTCGTCAATGCTTCGGCAACTACTGGTCTGACTCTCTTCCCTGATGCTCCAACCACTACCTATAGCCCTGAGTACGCTCAGGAGAAGGCTGATAAGTTGGCTCTGGTTCTAGGAGATGCCTCTCCGGGGACTGATACATTGACTGCAGATATCTCTGGTGGGTATCAACAGAAGTGGGATCAACTCATTAAGTCCCGTGAAGATACTAATGTACTGGCTCAACGTAACGAGATCATCAGAGGCATTGCTTCTAGTCGTGATCCTAGTAAGCCAGTTAATATGGATGACCTCAGTCTTGTAGAGAACTTGTCTAGGGATGAGCTTTACTCTGCAAACATTGACACCATTCTTGAAAAGAAGTATGCTGATCTTTACACCAATATCCTGACTGCACAGGAAGATAATCATATCCTCCACAGTGCAATGTCTGAAGACCCAGAAGGTACAATGGATGTACTTGATCGAGCTCAGGCACCCATGCAGCGTTCACAGATTGCACAGGATGTACTAGAATCCACCAAGACCAAGTATGATGATACTTCTTGGGGCTCTTGGGGTGTTGATATGGCTAAGTCCATGATCCCCGGGTATACAACCCTCAAGGGTCGTGAACGCATCGAGACTCCTACTGCCTCTTTGTTGACTGGTAGTAACCGAGAAGAACAGATCAGTCAGCTTTACTCTCTCCCACCAGAAGAATTTAAGTCTACCCTTAACCAGATCATTGATGACCTAGGTGGGGACAACATGGTGGAGGCTATGACCTTTGCCAGTGACGTTGCCTCATACAGCTCCAATGACAAGGCTTGGGGTAACTTTGGGACTGTGGCTGATGTCGCCAGTGCCGTGCCTCTGGGCGGGGCTGTACGGGTCGCTAAGGGCCTATCTACTGTAGGGAAGATGATTGTTGTCAATCCCCGTAACGTAGGACAGATCGCTGCTGCTGCTGGATTGAATAAGACTGCTGCTATTGCTAACGTTTCGAAGAACATCCTTAGTGGTGACTTCACTGGCCTAACGACTATCAAACGTATTGAAGAAGTTGCAGACAGGCTTCCAAGTCTCTTTGCACCTAAACAGTTCTTGAGTAATGGCTCCAAGTTCCTGAATGCAGAAGCACAGGCTCGATTGGAAGTAGCTGTTACAGATAGTGCTGATGACGTACTGAAGGTCCTACAGGAGGGTTCTCTCACTGATCGACTCGAACCTAGTCAGGTAGCTAAGGCTGCTACAGAGGCCTATGAGAAGATCACTGATATGTTCCCAAGTAATGCTCATAAGATTATTGATTACTCTGTGATCCCTGCCGAGGCTGACCGCATTACCAATACTCCTATGTTGTCTGTTCGATTTGGACGACAGGATGGTCAACTCTTCAAATATGAAGCAACTGCAAAGAATTACGCTGATAAATACATTGGACTAAAGACTGATGACTATGCCGTTAAACAGGACCAGCTTGGGGGCTATTACATTGAAGTCCAGAAGCCAGTCACTGACACTGGTAACTTCCGTAGTCTTGAAGTAGACACAACTATTGCATCTCCTAATACATTCAACAATAAGTTTGCCCGAGCTCTCCGCAGTCCGGACTATCTGTTGTCTCAGGGGAATGTTCGTAGTCGTGGTCAGGTAGTTGGTACTCAGGAGTACTTGGCTCATATCGTTGATGATGTAACTAAGCCATTCCGTGGTAAGGGTTCTGAATGGTACAAAGAGATGGACTCCATGTTCCGTCAGACTCGTGTACAGAAGAAGAACTTTACCAGTGCATCTGAGTTTGAAACAGAGTTTTTCAAGAAGTTTCAGAAGGCTCCTGCAGAGGATCAGTACGAAGCCTACTTCCGTTATGTACAGATGGGGGACCTTGACTATATCGTTCGTGATGCCGATAAGGTAAAGCGTATGACTGCCAAGGGTCTTGAGAACTTCGATATGAATGTCCTCAACAAAGAGACTGGTGTCAAGGAAATACAGAGTACAACTGGTCGAGTAGTTGATCGTTTGCCACTGGATCAGAAGGAACCCTTCCGTGTCAAGGTCATCCAAGATGGAGAAGAGAAGTACAACTTCCCTAACCTGATGGCTAAGTGGACTGATCGTAGGGAGCTCGTGGAGAAGCTGCTCAATGATGGTTATAAGATCATCCAATCAGCAGACTCGCCTACCTTCACCTTGACTAAAGACTTCAAACGGAATAGCATCAAGATGAAGACTCTCGGACATATTGAGGGTGGTCACTTGGAACAGAAGTATGACTTCTTCATTCGACAGGGACAAGTAGAAGATCTCGAAGGTGCCAAGGTACTCAAGGGTGACACTAATCTTGCTTCTGTACCTACCGAGGCTCAGGCTCGTGACATTGCCAAACTGATGGACGAAGCTCGTCTTAAGGTCAAGAACAAAGACCCGGGGGCTGCTAAATGGATCGATGAGAACATGCCATTCTCGTACGATGAGTTCATCAAGAAGGTCAAACTCAAACAGATCGATCTGGATACTCCTATTGTCTTTACTGCAAAGGGTCAACGATCCTCTGAGGTAATGAAGTACGAGTCCATCTACGGTAAAGACTTCTATGACTACCAGAGTTCTGAAAGAAATCTGTTGCAGGATACTTCTGCTAAGTTCACTCAGGAACGATCAGACTCCCTCTTGGATGTCTACACGACTGACAAGGGTTCTGTCTTCAAGCAGGAGTGGGAATCAGTACTTGCACCAATGGAAGCATTGGCCAGTGCTACTCGTAATATGATCAATGTCCGAGTGATGGAAGACTATGCAATCAAATCCACTAATGACTGGATACAAGAGTTTGGTCACTTGCTGGATGTTCATCCTGAGACCCTAAGGGCTAACCCAAGGTACTATATCCAGAATCCTCCATACAAGTCTGGTATTGGTATTGATAAGGCTGAAGCAGCTCGTGTATCGATGACCTCACTCTTTGGTCAGGTAGATGCATTGGATGCAGGTCGTAACGTTCTTAAAGACAAGGTCCTTAATAAGATCTTTGAAAAGGGTGGCGAAGGTGCACGTAACTTTGTTGACAACAACTGGGCCAGTGCTAATGACGTTCAGACGTTCATTCGTAAGACCACCTCTGACCTTAAGCTTGGCTTCTGGAATGTGAAGCAACTGTTTCTCCAGAGCTCTGCCATTGCTTCTACTGTTGCAATCAGCCCTCGTTCGGGTCTGGCAGGTGGTAGGGCATGGGTCCCAACTTGGTTGGCACTTCACTCAGGCAGTGATGATGTTGTCCGTGGGCTTTACAATAAGTTCGGTAAAGTCATGGGTTGGGAAAAGAACAACTGGATGAACATGGTGAAGACCATGAAGCAGTCTGGGTTTGCCAACGTAGGTGGTGATCTGAGTTACTTGGATTCAATGTCCTTGAAGTCTCCCGGTCAACAGTTCGCTGGTAAGATCAAAGAGAGTGGCCTAGGTAAGGCTGCAGGGACTCATAGAGAGTTCTTCAAGCAGGGTGAACTTAATGCTCGTGTAGTTGCATGGGCTACTGCCTATGATGAATGGGCTAAGATTAACCCCGGTAAGATCCCTGATCGTTTTGGTGAGGGTGCAATTCTTGCAAGAGCTAAGACCTTTACACAGAACATGACACGAGACTCCAATAGCCAATGGCAGAAGGGGTGGGCGTCAGTTGCTACTCAGTTCATGAGCTACCATATGCGAGTTGCAGAACAGCTCTGGGATGGTGGTCTTGGTTCAGGTAAGAAACTTACTCAAGGTGAGAAGATCCGCTTCCTTGGTACCATGTCAGCCCTATATGGTGGTGGCATTGCTGTCTCTGCTGCTCTACCAATCTTTCCTGTAAAGGATATGGTTCGTGACTGGATGGCTGAGGCAGGTATTGATCCTCAGAAGTACCCTGTTGCAGACGCTGTAATGGATGGTCTGATCGCTCAGGGTGTTGAGTCCATGACTGGTGCAGAGGTAGACTTCTCGGGCTATGGTCCTAGTGGTATGCCAACACTGTATGACCTCATGAATGAAGACAAGACTTGGGCTGAGACTATGATGGGTGCTGGTGCTGGTGTGAT